ATGTCAACACCTTAAAACTAAAAAAATCGGGTTAGCGTTAAATTCAAACTTTGGCGGCGGTCATTTAGGGCAAAGGTTTTGAAGATTTGACCCCCCCTGCCCTGAATGCGATTCATTCTCATTTGATATCGTTGCATTTGAAATGATTTCACATGATAGATAATCGACTTGCCGCCGCCGCGCTATGCCGAATGTTTGTCTACCTGTTCGAGTTTGTGATCGCCTTTCCCATACTCGGACCACACATGTCCTGACACGGTCAATGTCGGTACGTCCTCGCCTAAGGTGTGGGAGAACTGGATAGACGTTACGCGCTTCATCTCCACGCCATCAATCGCCAGCTGAACAAACTTACCGTCTCGGTATTCAATGATGAGGTCTTTCATTATGTCCTCCAGTGAGACGCAGGATCGAGCGGGTAGCCGTTTGCATCACAGCCTATTACCACGCCGCTCTTCTCCATTCTCTGTTTCGTTGAGTCATGATGCGCTTTGCACAGTGGCTGCCAGTTCTCTTTACTCCAGAACAGGAGCTGTGCTTTCGATATGGCCAGAGGGTTACCTGACTTAAGCGCATCTTTCAGTTTGTGGGGCACGATATGGTCGACCACCGTTGCTGGTGTTATGCGCCCCTGCTGCTCGCACATCACACACAGTGGGTGCTGCTGGAGAAAACGCAGACGGGCCTTATCCCATCGGCTGCCATATACGCGGGGCTCTTTGTTCATGCCAGTCTCCATGCACGGCGGCGTTCTGGTTCATGACCAGTTTGTAAATCTCTAACTGGAATTTCTGTTCTTCAGTCATGAGAATAATCTCTGCCATTGTTGGCTCCGTTTATCCGTTAAAAGGGATATCAGTTAAGTTATCCCGTGCAGGGTATAAGCCATTGTCGAGACCACTCATTGAATGGCCTCTGCAATAACCGATGTCTTTCCATCAGCCCGCCACCACAAAGAATCTTTTTTGCCATAAGGCTGGAGGTTCATCTTTCAGTGGCTGCCAGTGTTATTTCCCCACTTACTGGCTTGGGTTGTTTCGCGGTGCTGCCGTTAATTAGTGACCAGAAATTAACTCCGGTTTCATTATCAAGCCCACCCGCAGATGAGCTTTGTAATGGTTACTTCGCTTTTGCTTCCGCTCGCTTACGCCGGCGCTCTTCTTTCCTCTCGGCTTTTGCCATGTCCATGAATGCCTGCATGATCGAGTTCCGCATCATGTAGCTGACAAAGTGATGGTTGACGCAACCGTTAATACGGAGTTGCTCGCCAAACTCATCCACCGAGGCCAATGCTTCCATCATGCCCTTCTCGCCTTTCATGAACTCTGAGAAGTCGCGCCCCGCTCTGGAGGCGCATTCTATTATTCGGGTGCTCATGATCAGGCCGCCGCATAGAGCAATTTCATCTGCCCTTTCACCGGGAATGCCGACATGCAACGCGCTTCGAAATCACGATAATCAGAGCACCCATTGGCAATGCTGGTAACGGCAATGATCTGTCGCTCAACCAATGTCAGCGCGTCAGGTTTAAGGTGCTGATGGATTTTGTCTCCCGCAGCCAGCCGTCTTTTAACCTCTGCATATACTTCTGGTGGTAATACCGGGCCATATACCCACTTGGCACTGATCATCCCAAATAGTGCTGGGCGACGACCTGGTCGATGGCGGGGCAGCCCTGACATTTTGAACATCGCAGAATAAAACGGATCGCTAAACCTCTTTTCCCATGGCTGAGATTTATCCAGAAGGAAAATAGCCTTTATTCTTTCATCGTCGATATGATGAACGGAACCCTGAATGATTGCGTCAATTTGCTCATCACACCAGATCTCAAAATCTACAGAAAGCCATCGAGCAAATCTGACCGCCAGTTTTGGGTGAAGCCATGTTCCGCCGCCACGGTCTTTGCGAGCGCGGCTGGTTTTTACATATGTGATATTCCCATATCTACTCTTTAACGCCTCGATGTAACGGACAGTCTCAGGAAGCCTAAGCCACTGAGCCGGCTCCTTGTTGAACTTGTCAGCTGCCGCAGTCGCGTCAAACCAGCCATCGTCAGAAAAACGCATGGGATGGCCTTCGAAATCAATCGGGATGATATTGGACATCGTATTTACCTTTTTGGTGATATGAGCCAGTTCTCGCAGACATGGACAGCCCAAGAGCGGCACGATGTAAGCCACCGTCCTGTCTCTGTCTCATATCCCGAAAAGCTCTTGGTTGATATGCGCACGAGAATGCGCGTTTACTGCGGACATAAAAAAGCCCCGCATCGCGAGGCTCATTAAATTGACTTTGTGATTTGCAAAAAAAATTATTTCAGGCATTGCGTCCTGATGTATTCCTGCAGGTAGTTAACCTGCGCGGTTATCCTGTCGATTCCACTTCGGAGACGGTAATAATTGAGTTCAGCATCTGCTGTAAGTCCTGGGCTTTCTCCATCGCCCATGCTGCTGGCTCCGGTCGTTGACTTTGCACAGGTGGCGGCGACTTGCAGGCGCTTACGACCAGCAGAAACATCAGCACGGAGACTTTCGATAGTCGCGTTAGCATCAGCAAGCTCCTTTGTGTATCTGGCGTCGAGTTCTGCTACATCACGTTGACGCTTCTGCATGTCAGCGATGATGTACGTGGCTTTATCGCGCTGGGTTTTGTAGGTCATGGCGTTATCACGGTAATGATTAACAGCCCATGACAGGCAGACGATGATGCAGATAACCAGAGCGGAGATAATCGCGGTGACTCTGCTCATACCTCAATCTCTCTGACCGTTCCGCCAGCCTCTTTGAATTTTGCAATCAGGCTGTCAGCCTTATGCTCGAACTGACCATAACCAGCGCCAGGCAGTGAAGCCCAGATATTGCTGCAACGGTCGATTGCCTGACGGATATCACCGCGATCAATCATCGGCAAAGCGCCACGCTCTTTAATCTGCTGCAATGCCACAGCGTCCTGGCTTTTCGGAGAGAAGTCTTTCAGGCCAAGCTGCTTACGATAGGCATCCCACCAACGGGAAAGAAGCTGGTAACGTCCGGCTGCTGTTGATTTGAGTTTTGGGTTTAGCGTGACAAGTTTGCGAGGGTGATCGGAGTAATCAGTGAATAACTCTCCGCCAACAATGACGTCATAACCATGATTTCTGGTTTTCTGACGTCCGTTATCAGTTCCCTCTGACCATGCCAGCATATCGAGGAACGCCTTACGTTGATTATTGATTTCCACCATCTTCTACTCCGGCTTTTTTAGCAGCGAAGCGTTTGATAAGCGAACCAATCGAGTCAGTACCGATGTAGCCGATGAACACGCTCGTTATATAAGCGAGATTGCTACTTAGTCCGGCGAAGCCGAGAAGGTCACGAATGAACCAGGCGATAATGGCGCACATCGTTGCGTCGATTACTGTTTTTGTAAACGCACCGCCATTATATCTGCCGCGAAGGTACGCCATTGCAAACGCAAGGATTGCCCCGATGCCTTGTTCCTTTGCCGCGAGAATGGCGGCTAACAGGTCATGTTTTTCTGGCATCTTCATGTCTTACCCCCAATAAGGGGATTTGCTCTATTTAATTAGGAATAAGGTCGATTACTGATAGAACAAATCCAGGCTACTGTGTTTAGTAATCAGATTTGTTCGTGACCGATATGCACGGGCAAAACGGCAGGAGGTTGTTAGCGCAGCCTCCTGCCACCCGCTTTCACGAAGATCATGTGTAGAAGGCCGCAGCGTAACTATCACTGATGAGTTCAGGATAGCCAGTGGCTACGGCTCAGTTATGGTGCTGGTTAACGGACTTGAACCGCTACCCATTCGCTTACAAGGCGACTGCTCTACCATTGGAGCTAAACCAGCATATTTGGCGGGACAGCGTGGACTCGAACCACGATAAGAAGGTTAACAGCCTTCCGTAATGACCTTTATACGACTGACCCAAATAAAAAATCCCGAAACCGTTATGCAGGCTCTAACTATTACCTGCGAACTGTTTCGGGATTGCATTTTACAGACCTCTCAGCCTGCGATGGTTGGAGTTCCAGACGATACGTCGAAGTGACCAACTAGGCGGAATCGGTAGTAAGCGCCGCCTCTTTTTATCTCACTACCACAACGAGCGAATTAACCCATCGTTGGGTCAAATTTACCCAACTTTATTCAAAAAGTCAATATCATGCCGTTAATATGTTGCCATCCGTGGCAATCATGCTGCTAACGTGTGACCGCATTCAAAATGTTGTCTGCGATTGACTCTTCTTTGTGGCATTGCACCACCAGAGCGTCATACAGCGGCTTAACAGTGCGTGACCAGGTGGGTTGGGTAAGATTTGGGATTAGCATCGTCACAGCGCGATATGCGGCGCTTGCTGGCATCCTTGAATAGCCGACACCTTTGCATCTTCCGCATTCTTTCTCAACAACTCTCCCCCACTGCTCTGTTTTTGCTATATCAACCGCACGGCCTGTACCGTGACAATCTCTGCATCTTGCGCCAGGCGTCGCGGCACTACGGCAATAATCCGCATAAGCGAATGTTGCGAGCACTTGCAGTACCTTTGCCTTAGTATTTCCTTCGAGCTTTGCCACACCACGGTATTTCCCCGATACCTTGTGTGCAAATTGCATCAGATAGTTGATAGCCTTTTGTTTGTCGTTCTGGCTGAGTTCGTGCTTACCACAGAATGCAGCCATTCCGAATCCGGCTTGTGATTGCGCCATCCCCATAGCAGCCATCACATCAGTACCGGAAAGAGAGTCAGAAGCCGTGGCCCGTGGTGAGTCACTCATCATCGGGCTTTTTGGCGAATGAAATTTAGCCACGCTTTCGAGTCTCATGCGCCTTCTCCCTGTACCTGAATCAATGTGAGATTTCCGCAGAACACTGCCCCAGTATCGATATACATCTGGTTGGCAAATTTGAGTGGTTTCACTGCTGGCGTATGACCAAAGATGAACGTGTCCGCGCCTTTGATTTCTTTCACGATCCCGTCTTGTGAGTTGCTGATTCGTTCGCGGTTCCAGATTACCTGCTGATGATCAACTGGCTTTCCAAACTCGTATTCGTCACAAGGATAATCGGCGTGGCAGATGACATATTTTTTATCTTTGCTCACCAGTTCGATGATTAACGGAAGTTCATCTGCTTTATGGGCAAGAGCTTTAGCCAGAATTTCTTTGTCGTAATCGAGATTAAAGAACCAGCCACCGCCATTAAGCATCCAGTGATTGACGTTTCCTCGCTCTGATAAGCCATCAATCATCATTTGCTCATGGTTTCCACGTACAGCTCTGAACCAGGGGAATGTGATTAATTCCAGGCATTCGACGTTCTCTGTACCGCGATCGACCAAATCGCCAACCGAGATAAGCAGGTCTTTTTTGGTGTCGAATCCTATCGTCTCCAGTTTTTTCATCAGGTTCGTGTAGCATCCGTGCAGATCGCCAACTACCCAAATATTTCGGTATTTGCTGCCATCAATTCTTTCGTAATAGCGCATCTCTTTCACTCCATCCGCGATGAACCATAAGAACGTCGTTGACGATGGCGTGCATTTTCCCGTCTTTATCATCAACGTATTTTCTGACCGTACCGCGACTACATTTCAGTCTGCGTGCTACTTCTGTCTGGTTTCCGTATGCTTCAGCGAGCATGTCTGGAATGGTTTTTACTGAGAACGTCATGCGGCCTCACTTCTGCTATTTCGCAGGTCTTTGAGTTTCTGTTGGTACTCTGCCTTGATCGCCTTGCACTCTTCGACAGTCCAGCGATGGCGGTTATGGTTTGATTCGATTTCGTCTACTGCTTCCTGCCCGATACGGCTAATCAGTTCGACGCGATACGGAACGAGATTTCCGCTTTTGTGCTGGTTGCACACCACGCATTGCTTGTGAATATTGCGTTCATCAAATCGGAGTTGAGGTGCCGCAGCAGTTGTCCGGTAATGTCCGGCATCCCACTGAGCAGACGTGATCGTTCCGCATGAGATACATGGTAAGTCGCGGTCTCTTTCTCTGATGAAGGCGTTTACGGCTTGTTGGGCTTGTTTAATCCAGTAACTGCGGGGCTTTAAGGCGAGTTTTCGAATCTTAAGTTTATCTTTCTGTTTCTGCTCCTCTCGTCGTCGTTTCTTCTCTGCTGCTTTTTCCGCTTTTTCGCGTTCTTTGCTTCGTCGTTCGAGTGCTATCTTTGTTCCACACTCTGGAGAGCACCACCACTGATTAGCGAATGCAGGGTGAAACCATTCCCGACATTCTTCGTTTTTACATCGTCTTCGCGCTGGTTTAGCCATCATCTTCTTCCTCGTACATTGAGCTATTCGGATCGCTCATCAGTTCTGCACAGCAGTGCTCACACACGTGAACTTCCAGCACATGCAGCTTCTGACCGCAGTTAGCGCACGTTAAAGCTCGCTCGACGCTTTCTTTCTGGTATTGAAGGGATTGGGATTGGCTAAGCATTATTAGCGACCTGCATCATGAGAAAGACAATCATGGCAGCGCGGAGTGGATTGTCATATGCGACACCAACATTCGGTCCGGCATCATCAAACAAGTCCCTTGCGTTGTCTGTAGCGCACGGCATTGAGGGATTGTCTAAAATTATGCTGATGTTGTTTTCAGTGATAATCGGCCATGCGTCTGCTGGGTTTGCGCATGGGTTAAAGGAACCGCGCTCAACTTCTACTTCAACTGCGTCTCCGTTTACAATGTCTCCCTCAAATGAGACAAACACCATCGCGCCATTCTCACCTTCTTTGTAATCCGGTGATCCGTTATGAATGGCTTCGAATACCGCCACGTTAATTTCAAAATCACTTAACTGTGAATAATCCATTGTCATTTCCTCGCACGATTTCTTAGCCACCGGATATCCAACAGGTGAGCCGTGTAGTTGAAGGTTTTTACGTCAGATTCTTTTGGGATTGGCTTGGGTTTATTTCTGGAGAGTTTCGTTGGAAGGTATTTGCAGTTTTCGCAGATGATGTCGGTGATACTTCGTCACTGTCGTCTCATGCCGCCCTGTCTCCCCATCTTGCTTTCCACTCCAGAGCCAGTCGCGCTTCGTCTGACCACTTAACGCCACGCTCTGTACCGAATGCCTGTATAAGCTCTAATAGCTCCGCAAATTCGCTTACACGCATCCTGCTGGTTGACTGGCCTATTACCACAAAGCCATTCCCGGCAAGGTTAGGAACAACATCCTGCTGCTTTAATGCTGCGGTAAACACACACTTCCAGCTTTCTGCATCCAGCCAGCGACCATGCCATTCAACCTGACGAGAGACGTCACCAAGGCAAGCCCAAAGCTTTCGATTCTGGTCTAAGCTGCGGTTGCGTTCCTGAATGGTTACTACGATTGGTTTGGTTGGGTCTGGAAGGATTTGCTGTACCGCGTGAATAGCGTTTTGCTGATGTGCTGGAGATCGAATTTCAAAGGTTAGTTTTTTCATGACTTCCCTCTCTAACAGATTTCAGGTTATTCCACTCCGTTACCGCACTGCGATAATTCGCGGCCGCCACAGCAGCGTGGTTAGCGCAGTAGATTTGGCACCCGTTCTCCATGTCGAATATTGTCGGTGATTTTCCGCATTTACATTTTTTGGCACGCGGTGCGTCTGAACACATTCCGTTAACGGTGTCCATCAGAATCCCCCTCGTTCTTAATCCAATAAAAAAGGGCTACTGTGTAAATAGCCCCTGTTATTATCTCAGTGATGTAGATGGTCATACGTCAGCCCCTTGTGCATATCGTCTGCCACGTGCAGCAGGTGAATTTGATGCTGTGCAAATCTGTCTGGCTTCATCCTGGTCACATGCAACAAAGTGTCCGTTGCAGAACCGCTGGTAAACCGTACCAAGTGAGCCAAAACGGTTTTTTGTCACAATGATTTCAGCAAATGGCGCGGCGCTACTGTTCTCGTCATATACTGCTTCCCGATAGAGCATGATGATTGAGTCTGCGTCCTGTTCAATGCTTCCTGAATCACGCAAATCTGCGTTTGTCGGGCGTTTGTTTGGTCGCTTCTCAACATCGCGCGAAAGCTGACTTAGGGAGATAACTGGCGTTTTCAGGTCTTTCGCCATCGCCTTCAGGCTTCCGGAGATGTGAGCAATTGCGAGGTCGTTGCGGTCTGCTTTCGGCTTCTCAATCAGGCCAAGATAATCCGCCATGATGAGTGACAGGTTTGGATTTTCCTGTTTGTGCCGCTCTGCGATTGAGCGAATTTCTTCGACCGATAAACGCGAGGCATCGACTACCCATACATCCAAATCTGCAAGCTGACTCATGCCGTTAGCAACACGCGCCCAGCCTTCATCATCCATCGATGCTGGATTTCGCAGCACGCTAACCGACATCCTCCCGGCGTTGGCAATGCTTCGCTCTGCAATCTGCAATGCGCTCATTTCCATCGAGAAAATCAACACTCCGCGCCGGACGTCAGAACCAGGAATAACGCGGCTTGCAACGCCTTCGGCAATCTTCAGCGCCAGTTCGGTTTTCCCCATACCAGGACGAGCGGCGATTATCACAAGGTCTTCCGCGTTCATCCCTCCGGTGATAGCGTCAAGTTCTTCGATTCCGGTCTTCAGGGTATCTGACTCTTCTCCGTTCCTCAGACGCCTGTCAAGCGTGTCAGTGTAGTCAGTTATGATTTCCCCTAACCGTACAGGTTTAACCTCGTCACGGGGCTTTCTGATGGCTGAAAGACGCTTTACAAGTTCATCCATCGCCTGACTCGATGCGTCGATGGTTCCGCTCTGAATTGGTTCACGCATTTCATCCATGATTTCCAGAACCAGACGGCGGTGATAGTTATCCGCGACCATTCCGGCATATCCCTTCAGGTTTGCGGCGCTCGGGCAGTTTTTGCTGGTCATCAGGATTGACGTGAAATGCTCCTCTCCGCACGCCTCGGCAACCATCAGCGCGTCGATTAGGTTTCTGTTTCTCGCCTGCTTGCGGATAACCTCGAAGGCTTTCCGGTAGAGCGGAATTGAAAACGCTTCCGGCTCCAGTGTTGCCAGAACGTCGCTGGCGGTTGGAGTTAATCCACCAATCAGCAGACCGCCGATAACGCTCGCTTCGATATCCTGTCTCATGCAATCCCCCTGTCTGCAAACTTCCCTTCCCGTACTCCCGTTAACGAATCTTCCCTCAGCAGGTAATCAAAATCTGCCGTCCAGCCCGTGTCGTTGTCTCCGAAGTAAAACGGCTTGGCCTGATGCACAAACGCCCTGACATACGCTCTGAAACCGTCCACGTTTGGCGTTTTCAGTTGCGGGATGATTTTCTTCAGGCGGCGTTTGCGTTTCTCGTTGACCGCAACAGCGTGTGGCAGTCTGTCACCGACTTCGGTGTTGTAGGCCTTCAGGAAGGATTCGTAGTCGATTCGTTCTGCCTTGCGACGTTCAGGTTTAACCTGCCCATCGCCTCCCCCGTTAGGGGGTAAGGGGGTATTTGTATTTATTGTCTTTTGTATATTGTCTTTTGTGTTTAGCTGACTTGGCTTATACCCATTAGCCGACTTGGCTAATGTTTTATTAGCTGTTTTAGCTAATGTTAAGCTGTCCTGGCTAATCCACTGAGAAACCACCTTGTTCACTCCGATTTTCACGCCATCAGCAATGAGGAATTTACGCTCAATAAGCTGGCGCTTGGCAGCGCAAACATGAGTGTGATGAATACCTGTCATGGCTGCTATCTGCGTGTTTGTGAGTCGATCCATCGGCTTATTGAATCCGTATGTCTTGCGCATGATAGCGAGCATCACCTTCAACTGCCGGACGGTTAAATCAGCCATCAGCAGACTGTCGGTAATCTCGTTAGCAACGCGCATGAAACCATCTTCGGTATCTGCCACGCGATGCTCCACGACCTCCAGTTGAGGCCTGTAATCAGCTAACTTAACGACGCCCATGCTTCACTCCTGCTTTGGCTAGTCTGTAAACACCAACAAGGCGCTCTGCGAACGCCCTGTTATTTGCTGCGGCTACCACTAATCCCTCAGGTGAATCAGGGTGTCGAATCTCTTCTTTTTCCTGGTATTTCTTACGACGTTTTGTCATAATTACTCCTGTGGATTGATCCAGTCTTTCTACATCAGGCCTCGAAGAATTCGCCGTTCTTCGGGGCTTTTTCTTTTGTCAGCATTCTGGCTACTTTCTTAGCCAGTTCCGCCAACTCCTCGTCTTCAACACCCCATTCAAGAACAGCCAGAAGCATTCCCATTTTTGGGATGAAGCTGTCTTTCCATCGCGAAATTTGCGATTCATTAATCCCTAACGCGTCGGCAACCTTTCGCTGGCCACGTACAGCAATTCGATTCAGGATGTTGCTTGTAATTGCATTCGCTTTCTTGCGAGTACTTGTAAGTTGCATATGTAAGTATTTCCTTAGATAACAATTGATTGAATGTATGCAAATAAATGCATACACCATAGGTGTGGTTTAATTTGATGCCCTTTTTCAGGGCTGGGATGTGTAAGAGCGGGAATGTCTTAAGCGGCTTTACCGCGTTTAGTTCCGTACTGTAACCAAACCGGATCACAGTTAAGCGCCATAGCAATCTCAAACAAGAAGCGCGGTCGCTTGGTTACTCCAGCTTCAATCAGTTGAATTGATTGCTGTTTAACACCGGCTTTGGTTGCCAGTTCGGTTTGCGTCATTTTTAACGCAATTCGCCTCTTCTTGAGGCGTTCAGAAAGAGTTTGCATATCGCCTCCATCAACAAACTTTCTTGTATTTTCATACAATGTATCTTATTTGTCAAATACATTTTTTCTTGTGAAGATTGGAGGTAAATAACAGAGGTGGCTTATGAGTATTTCTTCCAGGGTAAAAAGCAAAAGAATTCAGCTTGGACTTAACCAGGCTGAACTTGCTCAAAAGGTGGGGACTACCCAGCAGTCTATAGAGCAGCTCGAAAACGGTAAAACTAAGCGACCACGCTTTTTACCAGAACTTGCGTCAGCTCTTGGCGTAAGTGTTGACTGGCTGCTCAATGGCACCTCTGATTCGAATGTTAGATTTGTTGGGCACGTTGAGCCCAAAGGGAAATATCCATTGATTAGCATGGTTAGAGCTGGTTCGTGGTGTGAAGCTTGTGAACCCTACGATATCAAGGACATTGATGAATGGTATGACAGTGACGTTAACTTATTAGGCGATGGATTCTGGCTGAGGGTTGAAGGTGATTCCATGACCTCACCTGTAGGTCAAAGCATCCCTGAAGGTCATATGGTGTTAGTAGATACTGGACGCGAGCCAGTGAATGGAAGCCTTGTTGTAGCCAAACTGACTGACGCGAACGAAGCAACATTCAAGAAACTGGTTATAGATGGCGGTCAGAAGTACCTGAAAGGCCTGAATCCTTCATGGCCTATGACTCCTATCAACGGGAACTGCAAGATTATCGGTGTTGTCGTGGAAGCGAGGGTAAAATTCGTATGATCAGGATTGCGGCGCTACTCTCAATATTCTTAACTACCAGCGCCAATTCTGAATGCTGGATTGTCACAAACCTGCACGGGTACGGGGCAATGAATGGCGATCGTTACGAGTTTACAAAAGACAGCACGGAAGATTCCGTTTTTCACGTAACAATAAATGGCGATAAATCATCAGTTTATGAATCAGTCTCTGGCGTCTATCCAGAGATGAAATACACTGCTTTGTCATCGAACACTATGGTAGGAGAATACCAGTCTGGAGGAGGAATAACCGTTGAAACTTGGTCAATCACTACAGACAAAAAAGCTCTTTACTCCAAAGTAATGAATATCCCAGGTATGCAACAACTTACATCAACCAAATCATTTGTTGGTGATGTAGTCGGAACCTGCAACCAGTAATCCCCACCTCAATCTCGATAACCAAAAACAAACTATTTTTCATTTAAAAACAATGGAGTTTGTTTTTCACGCCCCTTTTTGCAATATTTCTTGTTTACAACATACAATCTTTCTTGTAATTTTAAGCCATCAGCAGGACGCACTGACCACCATGAAGGTGAGGCTCTTAAAAATTAAGCCCTGAAGAAGGGCAGCATTCAAAGCAGAAGGCTTTGGGGTGTGGTGAAGCCAGCTAGTCACTGGCAAGTGCTTACCTACTGTTGAGCGGTGAAGCGCTCCCAACGCTAGCAATAGCGTGGACGAGATGGGGAGCCGCGGGCGATAAGGCCGCCATAACGCGCACGTTGTCGCATGGAAAAATCGCTGGGGTGCCGGTTATACCCCTCCGAATGAGACTCAACAAGCTGGAGCTAGACTACCAGCCACCACACCACCAAAGCTAACTGACAGGAGAATCCAGATGGATGCACAAACACGCCGCCGCGAACGTCGCGCAGAGAAACAGGCTCAATGGAAAGCAGCAAATCCCCTGTTGGTTGGGGTAAGCGCAAAACCAGTTAACCGCCCTATTCTCTCGCTGAATCGCAAACCGAAATCACGAGTAGAAAGCGCACTGAATCCGATAGACCTTACGGTGCTGGCTGAATACCACGAACAGATTGAAAGCAACCTGCAACGTATTGAGCGCAAGAATCAGCGCACATGGTACAGCAAGCCTGGCGAACGCGGCATAACATGCAGAGGACGCCAGAAAATTAAAGGTAAATCTATATCACTTATTTAGAAAATGCAGATTTAGGGAACAGATAGGAGGCGTTACACCTATGGCATCTCATCCTATGGTTAGAAGGTGGTGCAAATCCTTCATATTGAAGTATGGATTTCACAGAAGATTCATAGCATTGAGCGCAAAGATAGTGCATTGGCTGACCGGTATTTGCCGATTTTTTGAGACGATAAACCACCGTAGCAACAGTAGGTGTATGCATCTCATAGTTTTTCTTTTCCTCTTCCCACTTAGAGGCTCGATTTATCTTTTCTTCAAGCTCAATAATCTTGTCCTTAGAAATCATCAAAAGCTCATTAAGTGACATTTGCTGCTGTTGGGCATCCATGAGCTTATCGACAAGTTCGTATGTTTTTTCTTTTACTGAGTAGTCTATTTGCATTTTCTGGATTTCCTTTACTGCGCCAACAGCACTCATCAGAGCACCTCCGGCACCAGAAACTGCATCTGTAATCCTACTTATTATTCCTTTTTCATCAGACATATAAATCACTCTCTTACTGTAGGGGTAAGAGGATTTTACTATTTTTCTCGCTGTAGGGGTACACGAGAACCACCGAGCCTGATGTGGTTAAAAGACAGGCATACTAATAAACACTGCACTGTGTATTCATTCCAACGAGTGAATACACGGAGCAATGTCGCTCGTAACTAAACAGGAGCCGACTTGTTCTGATTATTGGAAATCTTCTTTGCCCTCCAATGTGAGGGCAGTTTTTTTTGACGGAGTAAACGATGATAAAAACTGATTACCCTGCAGAGCTTAAACAAAAAGTAATAACAGCAATTAAATGCTCTTTTATCTCATGTCGTACAGATGAAGAACGATATGTCGTTGAGTGTGCAATTGTCGAGTTTCTCACAGCGATGGAGTTTACCGCTGCAGAATCAATAGATGTATTAAAGCAATCAGACGGAAATGATATTGAAACGGATGATGTTATTGACCGACTAATAAAATCATTCGAAGAAGAAATAGAGTAGCCGCCTGAGCGCGGCTTTACCGCATACCAATAATGCTTCACCAGAGGCATTTTCGTTATGCAATCAAATATAAGGAGTTACCCATGATGCACTTTCAGCTCGCGGGTAGCGGCGTCATGTCCGCTTTCTACCCGCACGAATCTGAATTATCACGCCGAGTTAAACAATTAATCAGAGCAGCAAAGAAACAACTGGAGGCGTTATGCGCAATGAAATAGCCATCAATCACCAGATGCTTCGTGCTGCACAGAACAAAGCAGTAATAGCCAGATTTATTGGTGATTCAAAAATGTGGCTTGAAGCAAATAAAGCGATGAAATCAGCTATCAACCTTCCGTGGTATCGCAGGAAATGAGTTTTACAGATAACTGGTCAGACGAAGAATTCATTCGTCAGATGAAAGAATTAATCGGTAACGAAGGAGATATGTATGTCACTTGCAACCACAGTGAAGGAGAGCAAGTTACAGAGACGCATGTACACGCAGCAGGCGTTAATGTATCGCCAGAAGGGAGATCGTGAAGGTGTTCGCGTATTTTTAAATGCGGCAAAGACTGAAGTATTAAATCAGCGTTATTTCCTTGGGCCATGTCCATTCTGAGAACAAACATATGAGCAAAGAATTTTACGCAAGACTGGCAGCTATTCAGGAGAATCTGAACGCGCCAAAGAATCAATACAACTCATTCGGCAAATATAAATACAGAAGCTGCGAAGACATTCTTGAGGGTGTTAAGCCGCTGCTGAATGGCCTGTTTTTATCAATCAGCGATGAAGTTGTGTTGATTGGTGATCGGTATTACGTGAAAGCCACGGCAACTATTACCGATGGCGAAAACAGTCATACGGCAACCGCTCTTGCACGAGAGGAAGAAAGCAAGAAAGGAATGGATTCTGCACAAGTTACGGGAGCTACAAGCTCTTATGCACGCAAGTATTGCCTCAATGGTTTGTTCGGCATAGATGATGCGAAAGATGCAGATACAGACGAGCATAAACATCAGCAGAACGCAGCAGCAAAGCAATCAAAACCATCACCTACACCTGAACAGGTTCTAAAAGCATTCACTGACGCAGCAATGCAGAAAAACACCGTGGAAGAGCTTAAACAGGCGTTCGCCAAAGCGTGGAAGATGCTCGAAGGAACACCGGAGCAGCACAAAGCGCAGGACGTTTACAACATCAGACGAGACGAATTAGAAGGAGCGGCTGCTTAATGGCACATTCGATTACTGTAAGACTAAACAAGCCCGCAAGAGAGTTTCAGGCCGGGGAAAATATCGGATTCAACATCCGTGCTGGCGTTCAGTATTACGATCGCCAGACAAAAAAGAAAGAATGGACAAATTACAGCGCCGTTGTATTTGCCAAGCCGGGAGCGCAAGCGGATTACTACCGTAGTGTTCTTGTTGAAGGTGGCATTGTGGAAATTACCGGAGAAAACATCAGGGTTGATGTTTATCAGGGGCAAAATGGTCAATCAATCACTCTTGAATTACTGAATGCAAAGATTGGATTTGCAACTTCAGGAAACAGCCAACAGCAACAAAGTAGCAATCATCAAAATCATCCTGTATACGACGATTCCATCCCATTCTGATTTAGAAAAATAAGGATTCCATTATGCCAGCGCCTCTGTATGGTGCGGATGACGCGCGCCGCTGTTCCGGCAATTCCGTATCGGAGGTGCTGGATAAATTCAGAAAAAACTACGACCTGATAATGTCGCTACCGCAGGAAACGAAAGAGGAAAAGGAATTTCGCCATTGTATATGGCTTGCAGAGAAAGAAGAACGCGAGCGAATTTACCAGACATCAATCCGACCATTCCGCAAAGCCACATATACCCACTTCCCTGAAATTGACCCGCGCCTGCGTAATTACCGCTCACGCTATGGCGCTATCAGTAATGACTGAGGAATTTACAATGAAAACAATGAAGCTAAACATCGACCTCGGCAAATACGTTATTACCGGAACCAAACACGACCTGATTCTTAGTGAAAGAGGAATTATCAAAGAAGGCGAGAATGCAGGGAAAGAAACACTAAGCCGTATCGGTTATTACAGCAAGTTTGAGCATCTGGTTAAAGAGTTATGCAACCGTGAAATCCTGTTATCTCAGGCGCAGACGCTACAGGATATTCAGCAGCATATCGAGACTTTAGGTGTGTCACTTAGCATGGCTATTGACCAGTTCGTGGAGAGTAAATCATGAGAGGACTTGCATACAATCCCGGCATTCTTCCGGCAGAAATGATTATTCGCCAACGCGTAAAGCCAATGCCATCGAGAGAGGAATTGCTTAAAAGAAATAGTTTCGGTTCTGTTAATGACAACAAATATCTGAATGCGATGTGGCGGAGTGGGAAGAAATGAAACAAATGACACTAATTGAGATGGATGGTTTTCTGAAAGGTAAATGCATCCCACGAGATTTAAAGGTTAACGAAACAAACGCTGAATATCTTGCCCGTAAGTTCGGTGAACTTGAATCAAAACTGGAAACGGCGTTGCGGGAGTGTCGCTCTGCTGGAATCACGATTGATAACCTTGAAGCCAAGTGCACGTCGCTGGCTGCGGAGAATGCGGGGATGAAGTCTAATGGTCGAGAATTGCTGAGTGAAGCGTGCAAGGTATACGAGAAATTCAACGCCACTATCAGCTCTGATTCCGGTGACTTCATCGACGGGCAAACGCTGCATGAGTTTCAGTTTGTGCTTGATGTCGAAACCCCAGCCACCGATGCTTTCCTGGCTGAAGTACGGGCGCAGGAGCGTACTGACTTCATCGGTCGCATAGAGTGGATTATCCGTAACGAATGCAACCCAGATAAGACAGAAACAATTCTCAATGAGTTGCAATCGTTCTCCGACCAGCTTCGCAAAGGAGGCAACCAGTGAGCAAGATTGACTATCAGGCACTGCGTGAGATAGCAAAGCACCAGAGACTTACAGAATAATCAGCGAGCTACGCAATGACTAACGCCTCACACTCGATGAGGCCTGTTCATTTCTCAAGATATCCAGACCTACCGCAATAATGTCAATCCAACAAATGGAGATTCCAGGTGGAAGAAGAAATCTTCACTCGTGAAGAGGCAGCATCGTATCTGAAGGTAGACAAAGGCACTATCACACAGTGGATACGAAGTGGACGACTTCAGGCCGCAAAGATAAATCCAGATAAACCTAAAAGTCCATATCGCATTTGCAAGTCAGACTGCATTGCGGCGCTTAAGTCTGTGAGACACAATAGCGCGGTGAATGCGGTTGATGTGCAGGAGGTTAAAGCATGTCAATCAAACTACGCGGTGGCACGTGGCACTGCGATTTCGTCGCGCCAGATGGATCAAGAGTTAGACGCTCTCTTGAAACATCGGACAAAAGGCAAGCGCAAGAACTTCACGATCGTCTGAAAGCAGAAGCGTGGAGAGTAAAAAATCTCGGGGAATCACCGAAAAAGCTATTCAAGGAAGCCTGCATACGGTGGCTGCGTGAGAAATCGGATAAGAAGTCCATTGATGATGACAAGAGCATTATATCGTTCTGGATGTTGCACTTCAGAGAAACCATTCTCTCTGACATAACAACAGAAAAAATAATGGAGGCGGTAGACGGGATGGAAAACCGCCGCCATCGCCTGAACTGGGAAATGAGCCGGGACAGGTGTTTGCGGCTTGGCAAGCCAGTGCCGGAGTATAAACCAAAGCTGGCAAGCAAAGGAACGAAGACGCGGCATCTGGCAATACTTCGCGCTATTCTCAATATGGCTGTTGAATGGGGATGGCTTGACAGGGCGCCAAAAATATCAACACCACGCGTTAAGAATGGACGAATCAGATGGCTTACAGAGGAGGAATCGAAGCGCCTGTTTGCAGAAATTGCTCCTCATTTCTTCCCTGTGGTCATGTTTGCAATCACGACAGGCCTTCGCCGTTCCAACGTTACAGACCTTGAGTGGTCACAGGTCGATCTGGATAAGAAAATGGCATGGATGCACCCTGATGAAACAAAAGCTGGCAATGCGATCGGAGTTCCTCTTAACGAAACCGCATGCCAGATATTAAGAAAACAGCAGGGGCTCCATAAGAGATGGGTATTTGTCCACACCAAACCTGCCTACCGAAGCGACGGAACAAAAACAGCAGCGGTAAGGAAGATGAGAACCGACAGCAACAAGGCATGGAAGGGAGCGTTAAAGCGGGCAGGCATTAGCAACTTCCGATTCCATGACTTGAGGCATACCTGGGCAAGCTGGCTGGTTCAGTCTGGAGTCTCTCTTCTTGCACTTAAAGAGATGGGAGGATGGGAAACTCTCGAAATGGTTCAAAGATACGCCCACCTTTCAGCCGGGCATCTCACCGAGCACGCGAGCAAAATCGATGCGATTATAAGTCGCAATGGCACAAATACGGCACAAGAGGAGAACGTAGTTTACTTAAATGCTAGGTAACTTATTGATTTAAATGGTGCCGATAATAGGAGTCGAACCTACGACCTTCGCATTACGAATCTGTAGCACCAATCATAACTATCTGTTTAGCAAGCATTAACCGCATTCACTAATCTATAGTTGATGGCACAAACAGAAAGTTGATGCATGATGTTGCCATGTGTATGTCACAAATACGGCACAACAATCTTCAAACATGTAGACACACATCCACAGAAGAGCACAAAGTCTTGCAATCCAGTGCAAAGCTTTGTGCGCCTCAGTTTTGTCTAAGCGTTCTACTGAAAACATAGTAAAATCGGTAACGGCTGGAAATCATTCAATACTCGCACTATCGAACGTTCGCTAGTCGGCCGCAATCATGCTCTTGCATACGGCATGGTTGCGGCAGTTATAATTTTTACGACTGGGTATTCTGCTGATTTTGCTGGCGCCCACGCTCAGCGTCCTCCATCACTTCCCGCATCTCCTTCTGTTTCTGGTGCCAGATACTGTCGCGTGGCATCTCTACACGTACTGACACGAACTGGTCGGCAGGAATATCAATCGGGTCACCACTGGCGTATCCGTCCCGCTCGTTACGTGCAAAAACTGGAGCGTCAGGATGGGTACGATGATAGGTTTTTACCAGCACCGAACCGTCAGCGTTGATCTCATAGTCCAGCCATATCAGTGGTTGCCTGTTTCGATCTTTGGGGATGTCAAAGCCGCCATCGATACCACCCCAGGCTGCATCAGAATTGAGCCCCGTACATCCTTCAATGAGATATTCACCAACCCCGAGCCTGGTAACTGTGCAGCCATAAGATTCATCATTGTTTTCATGCCGACCATCGTGAAGTATTTTAACAATGGGGGATGCCACTTTCAGGGTTCCGTCTGCAGCTGTTGTAGTATTTCTGTTGCTGTAAAATTCTGCCCATAGACCGCCGCCACCAGGTCCGATATTTCTCAGAAAAAGGCGGGCTGTGGATGCAAGGGTCATGGATAAATCTGTTGAATATCCACCCACAACGCTCTTTATTGTTGCTACCCCAATGCCACTGCTTGGGTTATCCGGAGGGCTGCCGTAAAACCCCGTTGGCGCACCGTAGTAGTACCCGTCCGCAACGCTTCCCAGCCCAAAAGCCCCCACTGTCATTACATCGCCGAAGGACGCTCCTGTGTTTTTTGTCGCCGCACTTCCCAGACCAAGGTTTGTGCGAGCGTCTGCGGCATTCGTTGCGCCGGTACCACCTTGATTAACCGGCAAAGCTCCGTTGCTCCCCTTCTGCAGTAATTTCCCAAGAGCCGGGATTGATAAACTGGTGCCATTGATCGTAACGGTAATGTTCTGGTTGGCTGAGGTTGTGGCGAACGTCTCCCACGCACCAATATTCTCGTCATACTCCTTGATAAGCTGCGACATGGCCAGCGCCAGCCCATCAACCGAGATATTGTCTGATACCAGAATGCCGTACTTCTGGCCGCTCAGCGCCGGTGATGCAGCTGGCGTAACCGTCATTGACGTGGCGCTGTTCACGGATGAAACCTGGAACAGCTGCACCGGGTTAGACATCACGATAATCGTCTGGCCAGCGCGAACCTGGCTGGCGGTTGCCGTCCAGTTCGTGCCCGTGCCGGTGGCGCTGTTTCCGTTAATGGCGATGGTTCCAGTGTTATAAAGCATATTTTCTCCAGGCAATAAAAAACCCCGCCGAGGCGAGGTTTGCATTGAAAATCATGAGTTATTTACATGTCGTGCTTGTGAATGTGTTCGCACTTACCCAGCGCCAGTTAAAGGGATATCCGGCCCGGTATTGCGTCTGGTTGTTTTGCTTTCGAACGGCGTAAATCATAACGGTATTCTCATGGCCACCCATATATGCCGTGCCGCTGCAAATCGGTTTCTGTTTCTCAAGTACACCAGCGCAACCAGACAGCATTAAAGCGCCCGCTATGCAGATAATTAGCCTTTTCATTTTGATAGTATCCAGAGGTATTCAGTAGCTTCGAAGATACCAATACATAATCGATGGATATAATTGATTAGATAGATAAATTATTTGTTATTGATCGCTCAAAACAATCAATCATAGGCGTCTGTTTTAATTGCTGTCAGGATAATTCCATTATTTATCACCCCTCCAGCACCGCCAGGTGTATTTGCGGCTGTACCGGCGTTTATTCTTGTACTTGTGCCTGAATACCTACAAGATGAGTAAGCGTCGTTTCTGTTCACTTGCCCCAGCCTTGATGGAGCCACTGCCCATGAACCATCAAGCGTCTGGTCAATGTTAATCCCGCCGTTTGCTCCAGGCGTTCCGATTGTCTGCAAGTCTGACAGCACGCGGGACTCATTAGTGAGTACCAGCTTCCCGCTCGAATCCCAGATGGCCATCCCCCATTTCGGTAACGTCTGGGGAAATATGGCAAAAATATATGCGGTTAACGTGAAGCTCTGGTTATAGGGATTAACCCCCGCGACATATATATTTCCGCCGTTCCGGTAAGATATTACTGGCGTGGGCTGGGCGGTATTTGTGGTCCTGATAAATACCATCACAGGGTAGTCAGCATTTAATGCAATATTCTGAGCAACCTGCTGCGAACTGCCATTAGCAGAGGAGTTGAAAGTGTACTTGCCGTAAAGACAAAAAGGCGTTGACTGGGGCGTTACAAATGGGTTCCCGTTGTCCATTAATATCATCGCGCCAAATTCGGCCATTATGCTTTCTCCATGAAAACGACCACTTCACACTTTGAGGCCGGATAATTACCCAGACCTACAGAAGATGCAGCGCTTACGGTTATTGTGCTCCCTGACGCGACAATGCGCCGCCCTACGCTGTTACCTCCTTCATCAAGTGAAAGAACAAAACCAACTTTCATTCCTGAGGGCACCGTAAAAGACCAGCTGCCGGAGGTTTGCCCGGCAGCCAGCTGTATTCGCCCAACGACGGAAACGGGTTTGATGCCATAGTTGTTGGGTTTTCCTGAAGCATCCCAGGTCTGTATTCCATAAGCCATTTCAGAATACTCCCGTTAATCGGCCAACCTGCACCCTAAGAACATTACTGCCATCTTTGACGCTGATCGTCTGATTTGTCAGTTTCATGGCTCCCTCACCAGCAGTCGAACCGTAGTTCTCAAACGTCCCCCCTTTATCAAGCTTCCAGCCAGCAGAACCAGCAACATAATTGTTCGACTGGATAAAATTACCAATCTTTGCGTTGCTGATAGTGCCGTCCTGGATGAAACTGGCCCGGATGAATGTCTGCCCGTTCTGGATCACGAACGGCAAAGCCACGCTATTTCCGGCCGCCGTGGTGACGGCGAAGCGATCAGCCAGGAAGATAACCTGCGACTGCATGCCGGATGGCGTATTCTCCACGCCGATACCCATCCCCGCGGCGTAATACTGTCCATTGCTGGAGACACCAACCTTGATGTTGTACATCGCACTTAGGTTACCGTTTACATCTGCGATAGCCTGTGCGTTGACATTTATCGCGGCACTGTTTTCGCCAGATTTAACAGTCAGGGTGTTAATTTTTGTCGCCGATGCCTGCGTGAAATCGGCCAGAGTTTCAGTGAGATCGGTAGAGTTGGAGATATTCCCACCAGCTGAAGCATCCAGCGTCACCAGCGCGCGAGCAACCGCCGAGCTGGTGTCGGCTATGGTCGTGTCGATACGGTCAATGCTGGCGCTGTTCCCTGCGTTTGTCGCGGTCTGGGAACGACGACTGACAACCTGCGCCAGCCCATTCTGGATAATCGCGATTGCCGAGTTCTTCACGCCTCCCGTCATGCCATCCATCGACACAGAAATCTCGTCGATCTTCACTTCGGCCTGGGCCAGCCCGTCAGCGTTTTCCTGGATGTCTTTCGCCTGCTGCTCGAGTTCGTCGGCATGGTTTTTGATTTCGTCAGCCATGCCAGCAATTTTTTCATTGCTGTCCACAGCGTTCTCGATCAGGTCTTTGAACGTATCGGAGCCTTTCATGTCCTCCAGGATCACATCTGTGATGTCGGAAACATCGATGCTGGCCTGTCCTCGCACCCATTCTGTGTACCCTGATTCGTTGCCGCTGCGGTCCACCAGCTGAGCGCGGTACCAGAAAATCTGCCCAGCCTTGAGGCCCATCTGCTGATATTTGCGCTGCGGATAAGGCACATCGGCCAGCAGCATCGCATCGTCCTCGGTTCCGGTCAGGCTGTACTGAATTTCCGTCTTCAGCGTGTCGTCGGTATTCGCCGGGAATCCCCAGTTCAGCTCGATGCCGAAAACCACATTTTCAGAAGCGATGAAGCCAACCGGCTTCGGTGGATTGCCCACTTTACCCGTCAGCGTTTTCTCTTCTGAATAGCCCCATCCGGATGAAATTTCTGCGGCATTGATTGCGCGCACCCGCACCAGGTAGCGCCCGGCATAAATCCCCGGGACGTCGAATGACGTGGTGGAGGTGCGCGGCACGTTAACCCAGTTCCCGTCGTTGCGGCGCCATTGCGCTTCATAGGCGATAGCGTTCTGCGCCTGGTCCCAGCTCACGCGCATCGTTTCGACGCTGATATTTTGCTGCACCACGGAAAACGAGCTGATCACGATGTTCGCAGGCGGCGACTGGTTACCAGGCGGGATCACGCTCACCGGCCGCTGGTCAATGATGGCTCCGGTATCGATGCGGGCATATTTATCCGGGTCGTGCCATGCGCCGGTGATTGAGAAAGTGCCATCACCGTTGTCGGAGACGCTGACAACACGATACTGCTGCGCGTAAAGCTCGTCAGATTCAACAACCCAAACAGCTTCGGCCTGTGGCGTCTCACTGTATGCCGTGGTGACTGTGACTGATTCCCCGTTCACGGCCTGAATGGTCCTGCTCTGCGACGCTCCGGAAGGCAGGTTGAGAATAAGGCGATCACCTGGTGCTGCATCAGCTACGCGGTCAAGTTTGATAACGCGACCGTTAACGGCGCTGATGCGGCCGCCCATAACCTTTCCGGAAAGCAGCTCGTCTGCCACGGCGATGATGTAGCCCGGCTGCGGAATGTTTCCGTCCAGCCCGACATCAAACGAAACAACGCGATCCTTGTTGTTGGTGAGAATACCCCAGCGCCCCTTTCGGTTCGCCTCTGACTGCCTGGTGCAGCCGATGGCTGTCATTTCCAGCTGATTGAAGCCGTATCGCGCCACCAGCGCCTGCTCAAATACCGGCTCCATTGCGTCGGCATAAGCGTTACCCGGATCTGACCATGAAACCAGCGCTGTGGTGTAGCGGCTTTTCGTGGTGCTGCTCGAATAGGTGAAGCGACCGCCAACAACGTTAGCGCGCGTATAGCTGTAATCAACATCGCGCGGCATGTCAGCCAGGGCCACAATCTGATCCCCGCCCCAGTAGGTCATGCCACGGAAGATAGCGGCAAAATCACGCAGGACTGTGTAGGCGTCGTTCCGGTCCTGAATGTACACGTTGCAGGTATAGCGTGGTTCTGTACCGTTGCCCCCTTTGCCGTCTGGTACCATCTGATCACAATACTGAGCAACCTGATAAAGAGTCCATTTATCAATATTCGCAGCGGTCAAACGGTGCCCGAGGCCAAACCGGTCAGAAACAACCAGGTCGTAAAAAATCCACGCAGGGTTATCCGTCCATGCCCACTTAAACGCACCGGTCCATGTACCGCTATAAGTGCGGGTTTCAGGGTCGTAGGTATCTGGAACGCGGATAACGCGGCCGCGCGGTTCGCATGAAATTTGAGGAATAGAGCCGTTGAACTGGCTTGAGTCGAATTCGACGTAGAGCAGCGCGGTGTTCGGGTAGCGCAGTTTGGCATCAATCACCTCGGTGAAGCTCTGCAGCATCATCGTGTCGCCGATCTTCGCGCTGTTGGCGTCAGAGGTAATCTTACGCAGACGTATTGTCCATGTGCTGCCAGCCTGCGGTAAATCGATACGGTGGCTGCGCTCATAACCAGACGTCGTTTTGCCGGTCACGCTGGTATTGAGTACCGTCTGCCATGTGCCGCCGTCCGTCTGCAGGTCAATCGCATAATTGACCGAGTAACCCACCAGATCGCCGTCGTCTTCCTGTTTGAAAAGCGAGGGCCATTTAAGACGCAGGCGAACTGCTGAAAGCTGCGTATTGGTAAACGTGCGCGTCCAGGCTGTGGCACTTGATACCTCAGTTCCTACGCTGATCTCGTTTTCGGTACCGGGAATACCCTGAATATATTTTTGCGCCTGCGTTCCCGCGCGAAACTCCCACGTTACCCCGCTGAAGTTTTGGGAGCCGTCAGCATTCTCCAGCGCTGTTCCGTCCAGGTAGATATCCTTCCCGGTGAGCTGTCCAGCAAACTCCCCTTCCCCAAGCGCAACGAGGATCTTTGCCTTCGCTACAGATTGCAGATCATCAGGCTGTTCGGTAGGGGTTCGGGAACTTGAGCTGCCGCCCTTGCGGCCTTTTAACACTTTATCTGTAGCCATATTGCGCCCATAAAAAAGCCACCCGAAGGTGGCCAGAAAAAAGGTTAGTTATCTACTGCTGATCTTCGACATAAATTCCGGCAGAAATAATCGCTCCGCCGATTCGACGCTTACCATAAAGCAGAGGCACCGGGTAGCCTTGCGCTGCAGTGTTGGTTACCCCGCCAAACGCATACGATGCACGGTTATCTGCGCTTTGTTTACTGGCTATGCCTGATGGCTGCGGTGAAAGCAGCTGAATAACCCCACCGAGGACCAACGAGGCACCAGTGGCAGCAGCAAACCCCGTCAATCCACCAGCAGCGAAAGCAGCGCCAATACCGCCGGGGCCAGTCAACACAGCAGCAGTAATAAGCACGGCCCCCAAGATCGTCTGCAAAAGACCAGCCTTTTTACTCCCTATTACTACAGGGACAATCCGGATCACTTCGCCGGTGACGGGAAAGCCGAGATCATCAACGCCAATATTCTTTTTATCTCTATAAACGGCATACGTCAGCCCTCGGGCTTTGCTTGTGTTTAAGAATTTCTCGAATCCATTGATGGTTTTCGCGAGTGCATTAATGGCTTCAGCAGTAGTGCGAACCAGACGGTGATGAACCCTTCCATATGTCTTAGCTAGCACGCCACTTAGCTCAATTCTTGTCATTACCTCTTGCATGCTGCCCCCATAAAAAAACCACCCGTAGGTGGTTTATTAATTTACGCTCTCAAAGCCCAGCTTTTTTCCTTGCTTCTTCAAGGTAGTTTTCTTTCGACTGGTCTTTGTTATTTGCCTCGAAGTTTGGATCTACTATTTTTGATAATTTCTGGTCGATAGACTCAAGTAATTCAACCTGCCTGTTCGCTCTGACGCTGGCGCGGTTGATGAAAAACCAGAGAATTAACCCAATAAAAATACCGACGAAGATCCAACCAAACCCAACTGTATACATATCGTTCTCCTTGCCGTGTACTACACGATAGTATCAGTGACAGTTTGTTAAATAAAATTCTGATGTCTAAGAATCTTCATCGTCCTTTCCTGCCAGTAGCCACCATACGGCACGCGCTGGCTCAGATGTCCGTACAGGTGGTGCAGCAGCATATTTCCCTCCAGCAGAATTCCCGCGTGATTCCACTTATCGGCCTGGACCTGCATGATCACCATATCACCGGGTTTCGGTGGTCCGTCGAATTCACGGAATCCGCATTCATACCAGCAATCCTGATAAAAATTGTCCGGATAGGCGTTTTCCCACCAGGGATAATCCACCCGGTAATCGTGGAGCTCGATACCATGCGTTTGCCGGAAATAGCTCATTACCAGCCCCCAGCAGTCGAAGTGTCCAAGCACAAACGGACGCTCCAGCAGTGGCAGTTCTCCGCGCGGCTGGATGGTGCGTAAATCCCCCTCCGGCCAGCTCACAATATGCCAGGGTAAAAGCGTTGCGTCGCATTGCGCTTTATCCAGTTCGCTCGGCTGCGTAGTGGCGTCAGGGTGACTGTGAACGATGGCGATCACCGTACCCCAGTCCTCAGCAGCTGCGTAATCTTCCGGGCAGAGGACAAAATTTTCCTTCGGCGCAGCGGCAAGATTCCGGCAAGGAAAATAACGTTCAACACGGCTTTTTTGCGCCACCACACCGCAGCACTCACGAGGATATTCAGCGGCGGCATGCGCCATAATCGCATCGATGGTTTTCTGACGCATATCAACTCCTGATCAAAGACGTGCCCGGGAAGCCACCAAACGAGAGTTCGTTATTTTCGCCGAATCGGAGTTTGCAGGCCGTCAGCGTGCCGTTGCATTCATCCAGCGACGGATCGCTTACCGGGTTGTTGTTTTTGTCGAAATAGCGGGTGCCGGCATAGTCACAGCCGTCGCCGGTACGATATTTATTCCGGATGCACCAGGTACACAGGGAATGAAGCTGTCGCGTCGGGATCATTTGCCCATGCAGGTCCATCGGGCTGGACAGAACAAATTCAACGGTTTCACCGGCAAGCTCGCCAGTTTTCCCGTCGATATACCAGACCTGCAGCTTTTCCTGAGTCGGGTCTGCTGTGGGGTTGCCGTCTGCGAAATTCCTGGCATCGAGATATTTCTCTTTTGTGTCGTGAATAGTGACTTTCGCCTGCAGCAGATCGTCATACGCAAGACACATGGCAGAAATAGAGCTTTCGATGTTCGCAACCGTCAGTGATGGCGTTGCATTGCTCCCACTGGTTGATTTTTCCAGGCCTTCCAGCTGATACGGCCAGGCGGCGTATTCATTTCCCTGCCACCAGATTGGTTTCGCCGGAAGCTTGGACTCATCCCCACCAGCGGCGATGATTTCCGCTTCTGTGTGGGGAATGCTGTAATTGTGAAAGCGGAGAACTTCCGTTAGCCCAAAGGAAGAACCGTCCACCTCAATCAGACGAACATCGTTTCCGGATTCCAGCTTCTGATAATCTGCGTTTAAGCTCATGGTTTAAATGCCTGGATGAATGTTGCTTCAAGGTTGAATTTCCCCGCGCCAAGCCCGGTGGGTTTATAAGTTTCGCAACGATACAAACCCAAAGGTTCGAGCGGTGGCTTCCATTGAAAGGCTTTCGTTCCTTCATGCCTGTCGAGAAAAGATTTAATGGCAGAAATGTAGGTTTCGTTGCCAGTGAAGTTGAGCGTCCATTGCTGGGTTCTGGTGTTCAATCCATCCCCTGAAACCTGCTCATATCCATCGCCAAACTGTGCTTTCCTGACGCGGAAATTTATATCTGCCTCAGCGTTAAGTCGTGGGCACCAGGTGAAAGTTTCGATAGCCATTTTTATCGGGTTCCTTTCATTGCGTTCCAGATGTCACCGCCAGGGCGAATATCTCGCATGATGTTCTGCTTATATCGCTGATCAATATATTTACCGACATCAGCACCAAATTGCTCAAGGCCGGGTGAAGTCTGCGTGGAAGTATTTCCGTTGCCATCGATGGTGATGTAAACCTGTGGAGCCGAAGATACAGCCTGACCACCACCAGTGCCAACAGCCCGAACGCCAAGCGAACCATCAGCAGCACGGGTAAGCGGCATAATGGCTTCAGGTCCAGCCTCTGCAAACACACCCGCTCCTTTGGCAAAAGCAAAAAGCTGAGGGGTCTGAAACACGCCATTGCTGTATGCGCTCAGGGACGGAGAGTCGTAAACATTACCCTTCGCGTTAAAGGTGAAGTTCGCGCCAGCGTTCTGAATTGCAGTACCGCTACTGGCGGCAGCGGCGGAAGATGCGCCAAAGCTGAAGAGAGAACCAATTGAACTGACGCCGTTAGCAACAGCCATGTTCACCAGAACGTTCTGGATGATCTTCAGTACGCTCACGCCCCAGTCCTTCCAGCTGTCAACGTTGCCATTGAGCATGTCGGTGATCGTGGTGACCGCGCCACCCATGGCCTGCTTCATGCCGTCAGCGGCCATGGAAGAATAATCAGTAGCTTCGTCCACCCAGTTCGCATAACCCTCAGACAGTCCCGTCATCCAGTCGTCACGCTGCGCATCAGAAGCTGCGTAATATCCATCCTGGTCGCGCAGGCGCTCTTCGAGGTAGCGCTTATTAAGTGCCAGCCCCTGCTGATAGAACGTCTCGTCGATTTCACCAGCCTGACGCTGGCGGAGAAGATCGGTATTCTTCTGCTCAAAATCCTTACGCAGATTGAACTGCTCCTGAAGTCTTTCACGAAACCTGGTTCCCTGCCCGTAGCCCAGCAGTTGAGCTTCATTGGCTGCGCGGGCGCTGGCGTTACTGTCGGCAAGGTTGGCTTCGTAATTTCGCAGTTGCTCACGTAATTTAACCTGGTCAATCAGCGCAGCATTCTGCAATACCGTCTTTTTCTGGGCTTCTGTCAGAGAAGCAAGTTCGCCCTGGCTGACCTGGTATTTAACCTTCGCCAGTTCAGTATTCTGGCCTTGCAGGGCAATCTGCTCTTTTTGCTGCTTGATAAGGCGCTTATACACATCCTCGGTTTTCTCGCCTTCGGTTTTACCGCCCTTCGCCTTAGGTTTGTTGGCCTCATTATTCCGCCATTCAGCAAGGCCGTTATTAATCAACTCCTGACGGCCTGTCTGGAATTGCGGATCACTGGTTAACCCCAGGTCATCGGCTGCATAACTCAGACGCAGGCGCTCTTTTGCTTCACCCTTCAGGCGTGACAACTCCAGATCCCGGCGGCTCTTTTCGAGGGCATCGGTTTGCTTTTTGTCGAGATCGGCCTGCGGAAGTCTGAGCGGGACGTTAGCCAGCCCTTGCCGAGCCATTAATAGCTGATTTCCCAGCCCCAGCAGACGGTTAAATTCAGTATGCTGACCATTCATCATGATCATCGACTGATATACCGCATTCTGTCGCCAGGCTTGTTCGCGTATTAAATCATTGCGACGTCGCTCAATTTCTTCGAGAGCCTGCTGTATGCCGCGAGATTTATCTCGCATGTCATTTAATTTTCCCTCTTCAACAGCAAGTTGATCCGTAACGATAGCTATCGCTCTCAGTATATTTGCATCGTTCTCGCTGGTAATGCCCGGTTTTCCACGCGATGCATTCAAATCGTCGATCTGGTTCTTCAGCTCACCAACCTTTTTGGCTTGCTCATCAACCAAACGATTTTGCTCTACCAGAGCACCAACAGTTCTCCCCCTATTGTCGTCTGTTTCAGACAAAGACATGCGGGAAGTTTTTTCTCGTATTTCGTCGATTTGACTGGCGTATTCCTGGGCAGAGCGACGTGCCTGCTCCTGGTTTTGATACATCGTGTACCAGGCACCGGCCCCCAGCATCAACAGCCCAGGCAACCCGCCGACAAGACCCAGCAGGCCTGTAGCGCCAGTTTTTACAAGCCCCAGCACTGATGTTGCAGAGTTAAGTGCCTGCTGAGAGGCTGCAACGGCTCTGTTTGACTGTACCAGTGCCGCATTTGCTGTAATCATTGCCCGGCGCTTGGATATGGCATTTTGAGTGGCAGTAGCCTCAGCATTAGTATTCTTTGCCAGCACAAGTTCTGACTGAGCAAGCTGGTAAGCTCGCTCAGCAGCAATAGCATCGGCGGCGGCCTTGCGTTGTGATTGGGTAGCAGATTCAGCCCTTGCAGCTGCGAGCGCAATTTCGTTCTTTCTGGCATCTATTAATTGCGCCGTCTGGTTCCCAAGATCGCCAAACATCCCTCCAAGATAGCGAGCTCCACCTATCGCAGCCAAAGCTCCGGCAGCCGTAGCCACAGTGTCTATATTGTCAGAAACCGTATTCAATACGGCAACAAGAGTACTTGTCGCACCAGTGGCTTCATTAGCGCCACCTACCCATGCCATGAAAGCATTTTCGACTTTCGTCGTGGCAGCAGAAACGGTCTGCGGCATTGCCTCAAATTCACCACGCATAGTGCCAAGTTGACTTATCAGGGCCGGGACAACTTTATCTGCGGTTAGCATCCCCTGATCGGCCATTGCCTTCAGATCTTTACGAGCTACACCCATCCCTGCGGCAAGAGCACGGATAACTCGATCACCGTTTTCGTTGACGGAGTTAAATTCCTCGCCTCGAAGAACACCCTGCGCCAGAGCCTGGCTGAACTGCGTGATTACCGAACTCGCTTCAGACGCGCTTGCGCCTGACAGCTTAAGCCCTGTTGATATAGCCTCGGTTACCTTCAGAACCTCTTCTGAACTGTAGCCATATTCACGCATAGAAGCGGCTGAACGCGCAAAAAGACTCGCATTATCAGAGAAGGCGGTTCCGGTTCGCTGGCTAATATCCATCAGCGCCCGCTGGGACTCCGTGAAATCATCTGACGACTGGGAAGCCTGCTTTAGCCTGGCATTAACAGAGCTCCATTCATCGGCCAGCGATATAAGATGACCAGTCGCAAATGCTCCAGCAAATGCACCAGCCATTCCCAGTGCTGAGGCCTTCGCGGTGTTTATTTGACTAGTTACCTCAGCCAAGGCACGCTGAGTTTCACGCGAAGCTGCGGCCGATTGGCGTCCTCCAGTCTGCATTACCCGGTAATAGTCATTCCCCATTCTTGAAGCACGAGAAATTTCAGACTGGAATGACTGAGAGTTTGCAGATATTTTGATGATCAGTTCGCGCAACGTAGCCATATTTTCACCCATAAAAAAACCCGCTTGATAGCGGGTCGTGAGTTATAAACTGTCTTTTCTTTGGTGAGCGACTTGTATTAATAAATCTATTTGCGCATCTTGCTTTTTATTTATCTCTTTAAGGGCTTCAACTTGTTCATTTGCCCTTGTGCTAAACCGTAATAAATAAAAAATCACAATTAGATTTATCAGCCAGCCGAATATTCCAAACACTACTACCAGTGGTTCCATAACGCCTCCTTTACTTAAGGAAAGAGCGTATCGCTACATTGAAGGCATGTGAAGCAATTATTGTGTCGCAGCTGTAAGTGCCGCCTCAAGCCCTGCAAACGGGTCCTTCGGTTCTGATTGCTCATCACCACCCCAGCGCAGGATCGCATCGTCCAGCGGTACTTTTGCCCCCTGCGAGCCGTAGATGGCAGAGACAATCTGCGCTGCATGGATATCACCGCGAATATCGCCAACCGGGCTTTGCCTGTCGTACTCAATCCACATCAGAAGCTCGCTTGCCGTCATATTCTGCCGAAGCTCTGAGAGCGTGCGCCCCATCCGGAGCGCAAGCGACATCAGAAACTTTACGCCGGGGGTTGAGACTTTTCCCGCGCTTCGTCCGCATTGTTGATCAGGTCAAGCGCCTGTTTGAGCAGACGTGAGTGCACGGGCCCGTAAATTTCACGCACCTGCTCTTCTTCGTCTACGCTGAATACCGGTTGCTTATCGGTGTCACACAGAACGTCAATGAAGAGCACCACGTCAGCGCAAAGATTACGGTGCGCCTTTTCCGATACCGACACATTTTCATCGTCGCCCCCCCCTTTCACCACCTCCTGCCAGCGCAGCCAGGCTTCACCTGACGGCTCACGGAGAACCACTTTGACACCTTCCCACTCAGGGACAACGACCGTCTTATGGCGAAAGCCAGCCATTTTCGCCATGGCTAATTGTTTTAAAGTTTGCGACATCGCTTATCCATGCCGGGACAACCCGGCATCTCCATTAACTGATAGTAAGGGTGCAGGCAGCTGAGGTAACCGTTTTGACCGGAGAAGAAGAATCCGTAACCACACAGGTGTAATCACCTGCATCACCTGAAACTGCGGTGGCTTTATTAAAGGTATCGGATGTCTGCCCGCTGACGGTGCTACCTGCCTTCTTCCAGGTGTAGGCATACGGAGGCTTACCACCGGCAGCTACTACAGCCATGCTGATCGCAGCCCCCACCGCTACAGACAGTGAGGAAGGAAGATCAGTGGTCAGTTTAAGTACAGAGTCAATCTGGACAGGCTTGCCTTTAAGGCGCAGTGAGAATGTAGCTGCCACAACACCATTGGTACCAGATGACCAGGTATGCTGGCGAACTTCGGCCAGGAACTTAAAACCATTACCTGACGGGAAGATGATCTGGAAGCAGTAAGTGGTGTCGTTGTCATACGCATCACGCAAGGCGTCCTGCGCTGGATTATTGTAGAAGTTGCCGGACAGAGAGATTTCTGACGGAGAAGGCAGGCCGTTGATGTTCTCCTGCTCGGTAGAGCAAAGTGTTGTTACGTCGATATCCTGCTTCTGGCCACCAGTGAACTGAATTTCTTTGATGGTGCAACTCAGATCGAGAAAGGTGGCGGAATCCATCGTTTCTTTGGTGGACGGCAGGGAGGAAATAAGGATCTTCGTCAGCTGCGATTTTTCATAAAGTGCAGACATAGCTGTCTCCTGGAAAAAGAAAACCCGCCATCTGGCGGGTTCGTTGGGTGAATTAATTGTCAGGGGGTAACTTTAAAATCCAGGGTGGCACGGTAGAGCCGATAATCTGGCTCGTACCCGGGGATTTTTACCACCTCTGTAGGGGTTAACGGCTCAAGCGAAGCGAGCACCAAATCTCTCAGGGATCGTGATTCAGCGATCGAAGTGGAATACACATCGACCTGAACGGAAACCCTGCTCTCTGCCTGACCACACAGCACGTCAGCGGAAACATCATCGACGATGGAAAAGATAATCCAGGGTGGAGAGACAGACGGTTTACCGTCACTACCTAATGGCGCAACATAGGGATATACCCGTCCTTCTGCCAGGGGAGAAAGCAAGGCGTAGATATTATCTTCATTCACTTGCTCAATACCTCATCAATAGCCTGATTCATCCTGGCAATGGCGACGCTGGCGGCCTCTTCCTCGCGAGTATCGTAAGCGGGTCGCACAAACGGATGTGCAGGCATGTTCGCGGTTCCCATTTCAACGAATCGCCAGTAAAAGGCGTTTCTCGGGTTCTTCGCCTTCATCGTGTTATCGCTGTTGCCGGTGCGCGGGTTAACGCCACGAATATGGACGCCGGAAGAAATTTCCCCGCGGCGACGGCTTTTTTGGGTCACCACCACCACGTTTTTTTTCAGTTTCCCGGTACGCACCGGAGCGCGGGCGATCACCTCTTCCTTAAGCACTTCGGCACCGGCGCGCGTGGCATCACGCAGAACCTTGTTATTTTCAGCGCGGCTAAGCGCCTCCAGATCCTTTGCGATGTCATTTAACCCGGAAAAATCGAGGCTCGTCTCAATCATTTTTCAGCTCCCGTTTTGCAAAGAATTTCCAGGCGAGTGCCGGTCGCATTTGCTACAGGAGGACCGATGATATTTAGCACCTGACCTTTATACGGGCCGCTGAGCACTTCCAGACGAGAAGAGGCATTCAGCTCTGACCTGAAGCGCATCCAGACGCGAATGGTTGCCTGCGCCGTTTCCGCGCCGCCTGAAAGCTGCTCTCTGCCGCTGATCCCCTTTACCTCAGCCGGGACCGGGTTGCCACCAGTCCACGATTCAACCGGCTGACCAGATGGATCGCGCGAAGTCGTGAAGGTGAGAATTTTTACCCTGTGCCTGAATCGTCCAGGTTCCATCAGGAGCCCTCCTCAGGTTCAGATTTACCGCGCCAGTTGCGATGAATGAACATCATGCGTTCGGCGGCTGCATTCTCATAAAGCTGCACTTCGCTTTGTGCCGTCCGGTGTTCAAACATGTCAGCAAAGACAAGCAGAACGGCGCCCTTAACGGCGGCAGGAATATCAGCCGCAACCTTCCATGCTGGTTCATCGCACCAGCGCATGCAGTAGTCAAAAGCGGCCTGGGCGTACAGCGTGATCAGCTCGTCCCTGTCGTCTTCCTCAAACTCAATCTGCTGCTTAAACAGACTGAGGGGAATTACATCCAGAACATCTATCGCCATACGTTAAAAGGGCGGGTTTCCCCGCCCCCTCCATCATTAGTCAGCAGAGAAGGTGCCCTTGATGATTGCTGTCGGGCGATAATGCGCCAGCGCCAGACGCTCTTCGCACAGGATGGTCAGCATGTTTTTCACGAAGTTATCGCGGTCTTCACGGCTAACTTCCACGGTGGCATCCATGCGATCCCAGACCTGTGAGGCCATATCGAAACCGCCTACGGTAAAGGTGCCGACGGCCTGCGCCTTAGTCGGAACCACTGGCAAGCCCCACATGATGTTACTGGTGAATGCCTGAGGACCACCGAAGATATAGCGGCCTTCATTGTCTTTCAGCAACGCGATGTTGTGCCAGTCGCGCGGGTTCAGGACGATACCGGAAGCGCTGAACTCAGACTCGGTCACCTGATAAATAGCGTGAGCGATAATGTCAGCGCGGGTGTCGCCGGTGGCATTCAGCGAGGTGTCATAGGCGGTTGCCACTTTGTTCAGCCCTTCCAGGTTATCCCCGGTACCGTCGCCGTTCAGCAGCTGGCCCTCTTCCTTCAGTGCCAGGCCGTACATGAGGCGGTTGTTAATGTAGGACTGAAGCATTGGCGCATCATCCATCACCTGACGTGATGCCTGCACCCAGTGCGCGATGGTCTTCACGTTCGCGGTTTGTTTGCTGAAGGTGATATCCGATTCTGGCTTCAGTGCTTTCTCTGCCACCACGTCGGCGTTATTGGTAAACACCTCTTCACGCACATATTCCAGAGCGTTACTGGAAGTGCGGCCCTGAGACAGCAGATCACGAATGGTAAGACGGCGCAGGCCTGGCATGATGATGCCTGGGATCTGCATAGGCTGGATCAGTGAGCCAGCCGAACCAGCGTCACTGCCTAGTGACTTGTTAAACGTTTTAGCGCCAAAGGTGCCCTGTTTACCGTCCCATGACTTAATAAGCTCTTCAGCAGCCCGTTCAGAGAAGGATTTCTTCTCACCAGGATTCTCAGCGCCGGATGCCAGTTTCTGTTCCAGATCGAAGAGGCGAGTGCCGGATTTGGTCAGCTCTTCCTGTACTTTCATCAGGTCGGACTGCAACTGTTTGGAAACCTGGCCTGTGCTTTCGATTTCTGCTTTCTGCGCATCGAAAAGCTGGGTCATTTTCTGCTGGGATTCTTCGATAGCTTTTTGAATGAGAGCGAGTTCAGACATAATTATTTACCTAAGTTAGAAGGGAAAGATTTGATGCTCTGAAGCAGAGCGTTTATTTGTGCTTCGTTTCCGTCGCCCTCGGACTCGCTCCGAATCGCTGACTTAAACCGGGCAATTAGCCCAACTGCCTGTGATTTGGTGAGGCCGACTGAATCCCTCAGCCAGTTCTCCACATCACGAATCGTTTCAATGCCATCGACACTTTTCATGGCTGCGATGCCAGCCTGTTCGTTGGCGGGGAAAGTGCAGACGCTGATTTCGCGCAGAGCCTGGATATTCTTAAAAATGCGGCCTGTTGGAATGATGGTGTAATCGTCTTTCGAAACGGAAAAGCCAACCGACATACCTTCAACCGTACCGTGCTGCATTGCCGCTTTCAGGTCAGCGGCGCCGCTGTGTCCTGGGGTAAGTTGACCGCGCACATACAGGCCTTTTTCGTCTTCAGCCAGGCTGTCCCATTTGCCAACCGGCAGTTCCCACGTCCTGTGGTTAAAAAACATCGCCACTTTTCGGGTCTGGTTCGCCAGCGCGTTTTTAAACGCCCCGGGCAGAATGATGTCGCCATCGGAATCGGTGTTATTAAAAACAGAGGCGTAGCCTTCAAAAATCCCCTGTTTACCGTCACCGGTGAATTTGATTTCTGTCTCGTCGAAGGACAGCGTTTTTACGATTTCAGGCATTACGGCCCCCATAAAAATTAAGCCCCGTTATTACGGGGCTCTTTGTTGGTTCCTAAATCGGTGATCGGCACGTATTGCGACTGGCGCATTGCCACATCGCCACCCGGCAATGGCGGGAGGTTGTCCGTTCGTCGCATCTCGTTGATGGTGCGTAGCCCTGCCTCTCCCATTGCCTTCATAAAGGCAGCGCGGGATGCCGAATCGCCCCTCAGCAGGCCGTCGAGGTTGTGCTCAGCATGAATGCGGCCAACATCCTTAGCAGGAATAAGCCACCGCTGAATGCTGTTTTCCCACCTGGAGATATAGGGCTGCAGGGTGTACTGCAGGAAGCCGAGATTCTGCTGCTCGATGCCCGATCCCCAGCTCGTTGATTTCTCGACGTCGCCGACAAGGTGAGGCGGTACGCCAAAGAATCGCGCCAGTTCACTTACCTGAAATTTTCGGGACGCCATCATTTCGGCATCCTGCGGAGTTACGCCAATTGCCGATGTAGAAAAACCAGCTTCCAGAATCCAGAGGCGTTTTTTTACCGGGCCGCCGGCGATCTCTTTGAAGTTCTCTTCGACCTGGGAGCGCTGCTGTTCAGTTAGCACTTTTTCGCCAGTTGAGAGGATTTGCGGAGACTTGGCGCCGTTGGCAAAGAAATCTCGCTGCTGGTCCTCCATAGCAACTGCCACACCTGCCGATTTACAGGCAAAAGCAATGGGTGACAGGCCTACAAGCCCGGTGAATCCGAAGCCTTTAAGGTGAAAAATCTCTTTCTGCGAAAAGTCGGCGTATTCGCTGTTGCGTTGATAGCGATAAACCACTTTTTTTCCGACGAGTTTCACATCCATATTGGCAGACTGAAGCGGGAGAAGGCTGATCACGTCACCTGCGCTGTTGCGGTCCACAAGTGCATATGCGTTACCGTAGAAACAGAGCTGCATCGTCATGGCCTCCCTGAATTCTTGGGCGGTCATGTACTGATTCGGTGAGTAGCGCAGCAGTCGCGCCAGTGGATTGCTCAAATCCACTTTTTTACGGTTGTCATTCTGGTCTGTTTCGAAGACATCAAGCGGTAAGCATGCCGTGAGCGTTGAAATCAGGCTCACGCAGCGCCACACAGTCGAAATTTGCAGTATCCGTTCATCGTTAATGGATGAATCGCCCAGGTGTCCGTGGGCCGAAACAGGCCCCGTCTGTGAGCCCTGATTTGGGGTGACTAAACGCCCGCCGACAAACCAGGACTGCAGCCTTGCCCACCAGCCGTTATTGGTTCGCAGGTCAATCGTGTATTTAGGTTCTTCCATCACATGCTCAGCGGTCGGAAAATGAAGTCGTCGAAGTCACCACCCTGTTCGGTAACTTCCCCATTAGCAGCACCAACGGACATTGTCATTGCGACCATGCCATCAATACGGCCCGTTGCTTTGGATTTATCGAGCTTGCGGTTGCCAGCAGCATCTTTCACCACCACCGCATTCACAGCACACATCGTTAATACGGGGTGCATGCCATGCCTCACGCGCCCGTTAAGCATCAGAGACTCCAGCGTGTCTACAGCTGGCCCCATATCCTTAAAGCCCTGGCCGAACTCGACCAGCGGGAGGCTCAGCCCAATGGCATCGGCATCCTTCCTGAACTGGTCAATGCGCCAGCGGTCAAAAGCCATCGAGGTAAGGTCGAAATCACCGATAATTTCAGCGATATCCGCAACGACGAATGAGTAATCCACCGAAGCTCCTGGCGTGGTGCGCAGCAGCCCCTCCCTCACCCAAACGTCATAGGGTGCTCGGTCCGTTTTGGTTCGCTCTTCAAGAGTCTTTTGCGGTGTCCAGAAGAAGGGGAAAACATCCCAGACACCATCATCTGCTTCACCAGCGATAACCAGCGCCGTTAAGTCGTTCCTGGCTGACAGATCCAGCCCCGCGTACCACTTCCTCGGGGTGTTAATCGGCATCTCTCCGCAAAGCTCCCACACGCTGCGGGAGATAAACGGCGATACGGTAGACACGCGCTGATTGAGGTTGAGGTTTCGGAAGGTGTTTTCGAAGCTTGGCATTCGGCCAGCTTTCTCAGCCTGGCGCGCCATGTCTTTTTCTGACCTGAATGTTCCCAGTGCCGGGTTCGCAGCCAGCCAGGACTCGCGTTTACTGATATCAGCGTCTTTTGGCGCTTCATAAACGTGGCACACGATGTGCGGATCTTTCGATTTGACCGCATCATCAATCCAGATGCTAAGCAGGTCAGCATCGTTTGCTGCCTGCGTACTGATAACGATTAGCAGCGGGTTTTCATGAGCCCCCTGCGCCGTAGTTATTGCATCGATAAAATCATCCTGCGGGCCCCTAACCTGCCCTGTTTCATCGAGAATGGCCAGAATGGGGGAAAGGCCGTGCGTCGTCTTACCTTCTGCGGATAAAGCCTTGTATTCGACGTTACACGGCAGGCCGATCAGCTTTTTGCCGCTGGGCGTAATGTGCACAATCTCCTGCAGCTTGGGGTTCAGGTTAACCATCTTCACCGCGAGGTTAAAAACGATGGCCGCCTGTTCCCGGCTGAGTGCACCGCTGACAATCTGCGTGTTCTGCACCGCTTCAGGCCCCACCAGGTGAGCCAGCAGAATTCCGGCAATCAGGCCAGTCTTACCATTTTTTCGGGCGATGGAGAGGATCGCCATATCCGTTCCGGCTGGATTGTCGTAAACCGCCAGGATGAAATCTTTCTGAAAGGGGTCCAACCGCATAGGTTGGCCGATAAGCTTGCCTTCTGGCACGATGCAAAAGCGCTCAATGAACGCTATTACACGCTCACCTCGCGTCATAGTCTTTTATCCGTGCTTGGGAAAGGCGATCAGGTTATCGTCCTGGTCCTGATGCTCGTTTTTGGTATTCCGTGCATCACGATCGTTCTGATTACGTTTCTTCTGGTCGCGACTTTCGCCGTTGGTTGCGTGGGAGTGGATCTGGAGGTCGCGGCGCTGAGCCAGGATAGTTCGTTGTAGCTCAACAATTTGCTTGCGGAGGTCTTTTATAAGGCCTTCGTCTCGCTCCTCCCCGCGTATGCGCTCTTCTTTGCGTAAATCCTTGCGTAAAACGGTGATATAGAGCTGATTATTAGCAAGTTCTACGGCGGCTAGAAGGTCGGCAGGCGTCCAGCTGTCCAGAGCTTTCGATCTGATATTGTCATGCCAGAATGGTTCGGCTTTTTTCTCCAAACCTGCATGGGACGGCGGATCGATGGTGTCCACAGCTGCATTTTTCATGGCCTGAACCGCTGCCGCCGAACTGTCGGAACGGATTCGTTTATCTGCCAT